GTGATGGAGCGCGGCAGGGTTGTCCTTGAACGCCAGGGCTTGAGCCTGAAATTCGTCTGTGCAGGGGAATCCGTAGACCACATAGAGCATGTTGCTCTCGTCCGTGGCGTGCATCTCAAACGCGGCAAGGCCCCCGACATCAGGGTCGAGACTGCGGGATATGAGCTTGGCCGTAGGCGTCAGCGGTGCGGGTAGGGCAAGAGTCAGATAACTGGTCATGCCGAATACCCTCCCAGTGCGTTGGCATACCGCTGCAACACGGCAAGATCGGAAGCAGACACGCTATCCGGCACGATGATGATGCCGGCGGTATCCGTGGTCATGTTGTACCCGGCAGAGAGGTCTTGGCCGGTGGTCGTTGTCTGCTCTGCGCCGTAGTTGGCGCGAATGATGGTCGAGGACGCGAAGCCTGCGCGGATGCTTGTACGAGATTGGACATAATCAGCCCCTGAAGATGTTGAAAGACGAGGCCAGATTGGGAACATTCGTCTTGAGCGTTCCCTTGGCGCGTTTGCGCGCTTCCTGGCGGTTAATGTCAGCAATGATGTTGCCGAGGATGTTGTTGTAACTCATGGCCCCGTCCACATCCTTTGCCCATATCGCCATGTGATACAGCGATGCATAGAGGTAGGCATTGGGCCAGTTGGTCAGCAGCCAGTTTGTAGAATCGCTGGCAATGTCGTATTTCCTGCGATAGAAGAATGTCAGCGCATAGGCCGAATCCGGCACGTAATCGAACCTGATCGTGTCGCGGATGGTGTAACGCTTCGGACGGGCGCTTTCGGTCTTTTCCTCTAGCGAATCATCGTAGAAGATTTCTTCTAGATCGGCGGTGAATACCAGTTTGCGGGCTTCCAGAAAGCCGCTAGGCAGGGCAATCTCGCGGGTTAGCGTGGAGCATGTCAACGACCCGTCAATTTCCTGCTCTGTAGTCCTGACGCGAGCATTAAGATCAGCCTCGCCCATCTGGATAAACTCAGGAATGCGATTGGTAGCGTCCGAGCGATGGCTATAGTTGGCAAGCGCAGTCTTTAGCTCGTCGTATGTGCTAATGCTCATAGGTAGTTAAACCTTTTCATCATCGACGCGCATTCTTTTTCTATGCGTATCGCGTGTTTCGGTGCCAGCTTTTCACGCCAGCCGCCCGTTTCACCCTTGCCAAAGAAGCTATCCGTTTTCGGGGAAGCCTCGACAAAGCCGGTTTTCTTTTCCTGCTCCTTTAGCCTGTCCAGCTTCACCGTTTCTACGGCATGCTTAACCCTGTCCATGTCAGGACTGACGCCGGAATGTCTGAGAATGTCGGAAAACGCCTTGACCGGCTCTTTCTTTATGTCCTCGTAACGCCATACCTTGACGTTATGGGTATCCGCATTGGCGTAACTGGCAACGTGTTTGGGCCAGGAACTGACGAAATCCGTCATCTTGTAGTGCTGTTCGCCAGCACGAAGTACGCGGAACTTGTCAAGGAACCAATCAATAGCCACGTCATGCTCTGCGCCCATGTGCCGAGCAAAGGAAATGAACGTATCCCGAGGGTCGCGCACCAGATAAACCACGGATTTGGTCAGGCTTGCGGGCAATAGCTCGATACCGTTCGCCACCACATGCGCGTTATGCGTCTTGACGAACAGCGGCAGGCCGTCAATCTTGTTAAGCTCGAACTGGCGCACCATGCGAAGCATCGCCATCGGGCGGGTAAGGTGCTGAATGTCTATCGGGTACTCTCGCGGGTCTGAGCCATCGCCCACTTGATACCGAAAGGCGAGGTCATCCGATACCGAACAGACCATTTCATTCAAATCAACTTTCCCGAGGAAATACGCTTCGAGAAAGCACCTAACCCATGTGTTGCCTGACTTGGGAAAACTTGCCAGCCACACGATTTGGCGATAGTTCATTTGGTTTTCTTCGGCCCTTTCCGGTCTGCCTTGTTTGATTCCAGTTCTTTCACTCTTTCTTGAAGCGCCTGAATCTCGTTCTTCATGTCCCAAAGGATTTGGTCTAGTTGCAGCAGGACGTGCCATACAGCCTGCTTCTCTACGGGTTTCAGGTCTAACATTTACGCCTCAAGAAAAAGGGGGCCGAAGCCCCCATAAGGTTTAGGTATGCCAGATACGGCAAGCCAGGTTCGGACGCAGCACCTTGTAGCCGTACAGCACATCGCAGCGGGTGTAGATGCGGTCTTTCACAATGTCATAGTCTTGCACCATGCGCATCGAGATACCGTCGAACACCTGACGCGAAGCTGCCATCACGCCACCTTTCGGCAGCACCAGGTCGGCGGAACCGAACACGGCAAAGCCCTTTTGGAACAGCAGGGATTGCTTGTAGCCGGTGGAAGCTGCGCCGAGGAAGGTCAGCTTCTTGCCATCGGCAGCCGCGTTGCTGGCGTTCTTGTAGGGGCCAGTTGCAATCAGCGCGGGGCTGGCAACGATGGTGCCCGCACCAGTAACGCCGGTCGTCACCACGAACTGCTTGAGCGTGGACAGAGTGGCCTTGGTTTCCGGGTGAACGTCATAAACGCCCTCGATGGTGAACACGTCACCAGCGGAGATTGCCTTGGTGCCGGTATCCACGATGACAGACCAGCTATTCGGCGAAGAAGCCGAACCGGATTGGGTGGCCGTGCCGCTGTTGGTCAGGTAGGCAGAAGTGCCACCAGACGCCGAGTTGGTACGCTCGGGCAGCATCGTATTCTCAAAGAAATCGAAGCCAGCAAAGCGGCCCATAGCGCCGTCGCGGTACTGCTTGGACATCTCTTTCTGGTCTTGGAACAGCGATTTGTTATCGTTGACCAGATCGACGTTAGCCTGCGGGTCAAGCAGCGCATAGCGGTTGTCAGCGGGAGCCAGCGCCTTTTGCAGCACAGCGCGAGCGTCCATAACATCCGCAAACTCCACCTTGGTGCCGCCAGCAATGGCAGACGGCACCTGATTGACCATCGACAGCGCATCGCTCTCGATCATCGCGGCCAGCTTTGCCATAGCAGGCTCAAGATGACGAGAAGCAAAGTCGTCAATCTTCATGGTCATTTCATTGCTGGTGAAGCGCATCGGCACATGACGCTGCGAGTTGACGGTCAGGGTAACTTGGTTCTGAATCGAATCAGCGCCAGTGCCGGTAGCCATCGTCGCGCCAGTGCCGGTGGCATACTGCATCGGCAGGCGGATGCGCAGGGTGTTGCCGATCTTCGCGCCTTCCTTGGCGTAAGAATCGTCGTAGTCGCGGGTGATATTGCCCACGAAGTTCAGTTTTTGATGAAGAATCACCAGCGCTTCACGGGTGATATCATCAATGGTAAGCAGCGAGTTAATCATGATGGTTTCCTTGTGTCGGATTGCGCCGTCATCTCGACGGTGCTAAACAGTTTTAGGCTCGCTTCCGCTTCTGCTCCATACGCCAAGCCGCGTATTCATCCATGCTCATCTTCCGGGGGTCTTTGGCAGCACCACCAGAGGATTTGACGGATTTAACGGGCGCAGGCGCTTCGCTTTGTTCGGACTTGCCAGCCTTCCTTTGTGCCACTTTCTGCATCAGCTTGTCGTATTGCAGAGCCTTACGCGCCCAAATAACGGGCATCGGGCCATACAAGCCATCGTGAATATCCTGCAACACGCGCTGGGCGTTCTGCCCAAAGTGCTTGTTGACTTCATCCACAATGATCTTGGTTACTTCCTTTTTCTCGGAAGCTGCTACGGCTTCGTTCTTCCATTCGGGAATCGCGTCCAGTACAGCACTGGTGGCGTAGGCTCTCGCCTGTTCGCGCATTTGTGCATCTTGGTGCGTCTGCTCATCGTTCAGCCGTTGGCGTTCGCCTTGGGCCTGCTGATAGCGCATAAGCTCGGTCTGGAACTCCTGTTGCTTGACGACCCATGATGCGGGGTCTTCTTGCGCCAGGATTTGCAGCTCTTGCTGCATCCGGACTAGCTTCGATTCCTGTTCTGGAATGAACTGGTCGATACGTTGCTGATACATCTCTCGCGCCTGCTGGGCTTGCTGCATTTCTGCTTGAACCCGCTGCATGTTGCGCGAATAGTCCTGCTGTCGCTGATAACCCCTAGCCGCCTCTTCCTCATCCACCTCAAATTCCTGGCCGTCAATTTTGACTTTCAGTTTGCGGGGCTGCGGTGTTTCGTCTTTCGGGGTTTCGTCTTGGTCAGGATTGGCTTCTGTTTCCAGGTCGAGGATGGCATCCTCTAAACTGGCTTCCGATTCGGTTCCAATCGGCTGGTTTTCCCCAAAGGTTCCAGCGTCAAGGCTTCCCACATCTTCGTCGCTCATTTTGTAAAGTTTCCTTCTTTTCTACAATAAAAACCCTATGCTTTGCATGAAATCTACGGGATGCTTGGCTCCCTTTTTCATGTTGCATTGGGGACATAAAAGTTGCAGGTTTTTGTCTCCGTTAATGCCACCTAATGCGGTAGGCATAATGTGGTCTATGTGATATCCACATGAAATATCTTTTTCACAACATGCGCATTTTCCGCGCTGCAAGGAAAACAGTTTTTTATCTATTCCTGGCGTTATTACTCCGCCATTTGCGCGTTTTCTAGCTCTTTTGTTGTGGGTATTTGCCCGCCACTTCTCGCGCTGTTCTTCTATACAAAGAAGGCGTTTCTCTTTTAGCCTTTGCTTGTTTTTTTTGTACCAATTGGCTTTTAGCTCTGCCAGCCTTTCTTTGTTCTCAACATCCCACCTTATTTTTGATGGATGCCTTGCCATTCGTATCTCCAGCTACGGGACAGGGTTTCCCCTGTTTGCTACGTCATCTCGACGTTGCGGTTATCCGGTCTAAGCCGGGAATTGCTGAACCTCCCCATCAAATACGGGTTTCGGTTGCATCATCTTTTCGGCCTCAAGAATGGTTCCAGTCACCATCTCGCCAGCCTTGATTTGTACGTCCATGCGCTTGGTTTCGGCGTTGTAGGCTTCGATTTCCAGCTTCTTCATCTCCACTTCCTTGTCGGCCTTCATGCTCTCAAGCTCGCCCTTCATCTTCTGGAACTCGCCCATGCCTGCCTTGACCATCTCGCCCATCTGCTTAAGCTGCTGTTCAAGCGCAGTAACCTTGGCTTGAGCCTCGGGCGGAAGTTCGCTTTCTTCCATCTGCTGAATCTGCGGCGGCAGCATGGTCTTGAGGCGCTTGGCAATCTCGTCGGCGTCAGGCCATCCAAGGTTTTTAGCCAGCAGGTCGCCAATCAGCGGGGCGGCAGCCGGGAAGCTGCGTACAAGCTCGGTCATCTGCGCGGCGGCTTCTTCGCGCTGCGTGGTGAAGCTCGGGCCAGTGTCTACGGCTACGTCATACTTGCCAACGTTAAGCCGGTAAACGTCCTTCATTTCCTCGCCTTCTTCCGGCTCTTTATTGATAACGACATTCTTACTTTCGCCATCTTCTCCAAGTACGCGAATGATGCGTTCGGTGTCGTAAATCTTCGGAATCAGGTCAACCAGGATGCGCCCGCAATGGGCAATAGACTTGGAAAGGTTGTCGGTAAAATGGAAGGTTGAAATATCGCCTTCCTTCTTGCGGGCATTTATCGCAATGCCACTGGTTTCGTTGCTTCGCGCTCCAAGAGAAGCGTCATACATGCCGATGATGGACTTCATGTCATCGGAGGCGTTCATAGCCTCTTGCAACGCGCCGGGGTCTGCTCCACCGGGCATCTGGCGCTGTGGCTGAATCTGGCCGTCATACTCGATATAGGGCCAATTCTTGATGTTCGCGGTGGCCCACTTCTCGGCATCCGTGTCAAATGCGCCGACAGGCCCGACGTAGGGCTGCTTGGGGGCAAGCGCAACAGTTTCAGTCGAGGACGTGCGCCAGTAGTTGAACATCATTTGCGCATCTTTGGCGTCACGGATAAGGCTTTTCAGGTAACGCTTGCCGTCTACAAAGACTTCCTCGCCGTAGACCGGGATAATGGGAATCCACTTGCCTGCCCATTCGTTCGTTTCCAGAATGTCAGCGCCGCATACGTATTGCGTCACCTTGCGTTTGCTGGCTTTGCGCTCGCGGATAACCTGAATGCCCATCTCGGCAAAAATGTCCCTCATCGGAACACCGAAATCAGGGTGCGGCTTGAGGAACTCATCCTCGCTAATCACCACGCCGTTGGACAGCATCAGCATCTTCTGCGGCTGCTCGTCGACGTGCCAATACGAAGCAACGCGAATCATGCCGCTATCGTCAAGGCTGATATGGTCGTTTATCTCGCCTGCAAAGGACTTCTTGTCTGCCTTCTTGCCGTACTTCTTCTCGAACTGATGCTCGGGAATCCACTCAATTTCGGTAGCCCGCATCCAGTCCGAGCCGTCAATGCTCTCGCCGTAGCTGTCGGGAACAATTGACAGTGGATTGGTAATGCGGCGAATGTAAATGTCTTGCGCAAAGGATTCTTCGTCGCAGTAGTCGGTAACGATCTTGAAGAAACCCATTCCGCCGGAAGCGGCAGCGTCTAGCGCGGTGTCGTAGGCAACGTCTGCCTGACTGGTGTATTCGATGTTGCGAATAAGGCCAGCGTAAATCTCTGCGGTTTCAACGTCTGCATCGTCGTCAACCGGCTTGACCTTGATTTGCGGGCTGTTGATGCGGCTATCGTTCACCACCTGACGAATAAAGCTCGACATCCGGTTGATGGTCAGACACGGCCTGCCTTCGCGCTCGCGGTCTTGCTTCACCTGATCGGGCCATTGTTCGCCCATCTTGGCGAATTTAATGTCCTCCTGATAATGCTCGCGGTTCTCGGACTCGCGTTCAATATCGTCCTTGAAGGCTTCGTTAATGTCTTTTATGTCTAAAGCCATGTCACCCCATCCAGCCACCCGCCCTAAAGCTGGGCTTGATCTCGCGGCGTTTAACATTGCTGCGCCTAGCCCCTTCACAGGCGTATCTAAGCGCGTCAATCGTGTGGTTATGCTTGTCCTCAAGCACGGAAAGAACCTGCCCGGTCAACGGGTCTTGCTTGTATTTGTAAAGCGTCAACTCGTCGATAACGTGCTTGCAGCGGGGATGCACGATAATGTCGAAGCTCTTTAGGAACTCGATACCTTCCTCAAGGCTTCGCGCTCCCTTGACTGCTGGCATGATCTTCGGAAAGCCATTCTTAAGCATGTGGCTGATGGTTTCCGGCCTCGCCGAATCCGCAATCAGCGGCCATTTCTCAGCCTCCGGCACGGTCATAAACAGCGCCGGGGTATCTACAATCTCGCAGCCGATACGGAAGGCCTCGTAAGGCACGTACAACTTGCGGCCTTCGATGTAGCACTGAACCAGAACTGTCGGGTCGATGCTGAATCCCCAATCCGCGCCCTGGCGGATAACGGCATCCTTAGGAATATCAAACTCTTGAACCGTCCAGTTGCGGAATACGCGGGCTTCAGAGTTCTTTTGATAACCGCCGAGCCAAACATGGGCGTACTTGTCAGCATCGCGCCCCCGGTCATATTCCATCTCGGCTTTAAGCACTTCAGGAAACCAGGGGTTATCCATGAAGTTGACCTCGATAACCGCGCTATCCGGCGGCGGGTCATCACCACGCAGGAAAGCGTCAACCGGGTCTGTCGAGTTCTCCGGGTTCCAGCTAAACCACAGCTCCGATTCTTCCTTGCGGATAGTCGGCCTCAACAGGTCAAGGCTGCGCTGGCTCAAGCTTTGGGCTTCCTCTACCCAAGCGCCGTCGAAGCCTTCCAGCGACTTGATGCTGTCTGCCGTGTGGTTCTGCATACCCTGGAAGATGATTAGCCCACCACCAGGCGTTTCTATGTCGAACGCCCTGACGCTGAACAAGTGGCCGACGCCGAGCGCCTTGATCTTGTCCTCTAGCAGCCGCTTAACTGATTGATCGAGCGACTTCTGCACTTCCCGAATACATGCCCAACGTGTGCCGGGATTCAGGATGCAACACTCTACCAGCAGCTCGGCAAAGAAATGCGATTTGCCAGAGCCACGACCACCGTAAGCGCCCTTGTATCGTTTCGGGTACAGGAGCGGCTCAAAGACAGCAGGCGTATCAATGCTTAACGTGCCGTCAGGGTTTAACAATCTTGCGCTCTATATGGGCAACGTAAACAGGGGATTCTGGGTCGCCAGCTATTTGCATCGGCAGGACTTTGCCCAGCAGCGTCAGAAACGAAGCAGGATTGTCTATAGCCCTCTGTTTTAGATATTCAACGCCGCCGTTTTCTTCCAGGGCCTGAAGAATCATCTCTTTAAGCTCGCGGGTTATCTTGTTTGGGCTGCCGGGCTTCCTTCCTCCGGTCTTTATTCCTTTTGCCATTTTCCCAACCCTTCCTTTTCAGGTTCCGGGCAATAAAAAAGCCGCTCTAGGCGGCTTGGTTCCATTCTTCGGCTATTCGTCTTGCCGATTCGTAATCGGTTACGACTGCTCCGGGCTTGTCTGCGAATGTCAGGCAGTTAATGCCGTCCTTGTTCATTACGCCAGCCCAGCCGGTCTTTTCGTTTATCAACTCTGCACGATACGGAGGGTTGGCAAAGTATCTTGCCGGTACTGCGCTCACTGTAAACTGGATTCCTCGAACTCAATATCGCCCCGCTCTGCCATGATTTGCAGCATGTCGCCAAGCATCTCGGATAGCTCGATGATTGCCTCGTCCTGGCTGGCTACGATTTTTTGCAGGCTTGCGATATGCTCGGCCATACTGGCGAGGCGGGCTTCTAGTTCCATTGGCTCCGTGCAATAAAAAACCCCGCTCAATGGCGGGGTTGGTGATTTGCTTACAACTTTCCTCAGATTACTACACTTATACCAAAACTGTCGGAGGCTGTCAAGTGGGTAGGTGTAAAACACGGCAAATATCCGATATGGCACCTATGCAGGTGTCTATTTCGCGTTAGACGCCTATATATCCCAGTCATATAGCGCAGCGTGTGCAGCATCTTTTGTGCTGTCTCCGTTGGCCCGGTATTGTCCGAATGCAGTAACAACCTCCACAGCTAGGCCATTGTAAATCGCTAGTCGTAACATCATGGCGACGCACGCCATCGGATCGTCGTCTAACTCTGCGGTCAAGTCCGACCCGCCGCAAGCGGCTTCGGTTTTGTTTTGCTGGTCGTTCAAGAGTTCTCTCCTTCGTTCAGTTCGTTGGCGGCGGTCGGCTTACCTGGGGCGTTAGGCACACTGCCAATATCGCGTCGAGCTTCGCACCGTGTTCCAGTACTGGCTATCAATATGCTCCGTCTTGGAGCATTCCACATTTATCTCGACCCGAACGTCATGCCAATCTGCATTCTTCGTCACAATTTCCGCCTTCAGCTTTCTAGCTGCCGCGTCAATTCGCTTTATTGCTTCTGCTTGCCATGATTTCATGCTTTATCTCCGTTCGTTGCCTAATTCGCGTTAGAATGCGCTACCGTTGCCGCACAACCTTGGCTTTCGCAAACCTTCTTCCTGCTGTGCCGCGAGCGAGTTCCGCTCTTTCCGAGCCTCAATAAGTATCGCAGTCAATTCAATGTCAGTGCGTTTTGTCCAGTCTTGCCCTGGCGTGGTGCGGTAGTGCAAAACCCCGTCAATTACTCGTTCTTCGTAATACATGGCTTCCCCTTCTAACAATTCATTCAACCCGGACGCCTTCGGCGCCGGTTAATTCAGTCGCGTTGGGGGCTTCCGGTAGTGGCATCCAATGCGTTGGCTGGATATGTTCGTGTTTTGGTTCCTTGCTATATTTTCCCTGTACCCAAACAACGTTATATGCTGGACCATTACCGTATTCGTTTCCCCAACAATTCCAACAACTCCACGCGCTTTCAATACGTTTTTCATGCTGCACGCCTTCTATTTTTGGAAGCCACAAAAAAACACGAGTCCCATCCTTTGGCGCTGTCTCTATCGGTTGCCATTCCATTCCTACGCTCCTTTAAAATCTCCCCTAACATTTCATTCAACTTCGCTACGGGCTTTGCCATCCACCGGACGCGGAGAAGCCGCGCCGGTTATAATTCAATGGCGTTATCCAAATCTCCTAACCGAATCCGCCGCTTCATCTTCCGCGTCCTGCAAATACTCCATTATCAGCACATGCGCCCGGTGGATGCGGCTGTAGACGGTATCCCTGTGTATATCAAACTCTCCGGCAATCAAGGTCGCCGTGTAATTGTGCCAGTTGAAAAGCAGGATGATCTTATATAGGTCTTTATGGTGCTTTCTCAACCAACATACGGCCTGATCTATTTCGAAACAGGCTTCGTCTGGGATAGGCGTCATGGCTCGGCTCGGTAACGGCGCCAATTTGTAGAAATTGGCGCATCCAGGGTAGCCCAATCCAGCTATCCTACGGCCTTTCAGGCGCCATTCGACCCATTGGTTAAGACGCTCGTTTATGTACGTTATCATCAAGCCCTCACTATCCCGTTTTCAAACCAATAAGCCACTGTGTTTCTGTGCGCCATCTCCCAAAACTGCAAGCGTTCTTCCCGGCTCCACTTTCCCGCATCGACTAGGTTGTGGCAGGCATGGCAGAGATACGCCACGCGGAAATCGTTTGCCTTGATGCCTGTACCCTTTCCATCCCTGATTTGATTGCTATGACTGGCAACGATGGTTCCATCATTGGGGTTGCCGCATCCTTGGCAGTTCGGGCAATCCTCGGCGGCTTGTAGCAGCTTCTTGTTGCGGTAATTCATCGCTCCCTGTTTACCTCCCCTATCCAGTACATGAACTGCGGGTAATTGTCCTGGTGCAGTTGCAGCAGGTATCTCAGTTCCTTCATGTCGCGGCTTTCGCTATCCGGTACTTCCCACTGGAATTCGCCGTCAGTGGCGTACAGTCGGCGCATGGGTGGGAATTGGAGGATTTCAGCCATCACCATCCTCGCAAGGAAACGGCACATTCACCCCCATGCTCGCGGCGAGATGGCGCTCGACCACTTTCGCCACTTCCGAGAACTGCGCGGTAGTGAGCTGCGTGGTGCTGGTCTTGTCGGGAAACATGGCGCTCATTACTCGCTTAAACATGAACTCTTTAACAACGTCCTCGGTAAATGGAACATCCAACTGCAAAACCTCGCGGCTGTTTACGGTGTAGCCAGCATCGTTGAGAGCTTCGGCTATCTGGCGAAACCATTTATGGCCTGCGTTGTTTTGCGGGATGGTGCGTTTCATCCGTGTTTAACCACCCACTTGCGAGCCTCGGCAAATATCTGGCTGGCAGAGGCATATAGCAACTTCTCAGACCATGAACGGCCACGTTTGATCTTGTATCGGCCATCCAGCATCTTTACGCCGGAAATCGTAAATGTTCGATTACCTGCTCTGATTTTTATGGAAACATCTGATTTCATTGAAGGCATTTAAAATTTCCTTGCATGGAAAGGTGTCTACTGCGCGTTGGGCACCACTGGGCGCTCACCGTCTCCTGGCGTCCACTCTACCCATCCGCCTTCTTCCCTTGCCGCCTCGATCATCGCGCCATGACATTCGGGGTGCATCTTTTCGGTCCCGGTGTCCCCTCCGTTCCACCAGCGATAGCGCTTGTATTTGCTGCCACTCTCAATGCGCTGCCAGCACCAAGAGCAACGATGTTCCTTGGCTGCGGTGTGCGTCTCGACTTCTGAGCATGTTCCCATCGCTATCTCCTGTTGCCCAACTCTACGGTGCAGCGGATCGGCCGCAAGCGGCCTCCCGCTGACCTTGGCCGTTATGCCCATCATCATTCAGCCCCCAGCACGCCCGCATTGTCATGGCAATTGCGTTGTCCAAAATCTCTACAAGAGGCATCCTCGCGTCAATCGGCTGTTTCTCATAAACCGCGAGTATTTGTTCGCCAGTTGGTATCCCAGCCGCCCGCCGTTGTGCCATGCAGGCTTCCTTTATTACTTTGTCGTACACGACACGCTTTTCCTCTATCGTGGCGTTGCGGATAAATTCGCTAAATGCAGTCATATCTACCTTTCTTGCGTAACTCTCAGGTCAACCAAGACGGGCCTACGGCCCGCTTGTTACCTGGGCGTTCGGCTCCGGCGCGGCGGCGATTCGCACTGGCTTGCCGCACTCCGGGCAGTAGAGCACGTTGTTTTCAACGGGGCCGCCGTCGATGAATGACCACTTTACGCCGCATGTTCCATCCCAAGTGTCCGGCATATACACATCATCATCGCAGCGCCACTCGCATTCTCCCGGCACTCGCGGCGCGGCTTCGCGGTAGACAGCAAAACCATTGCCCGGCGCTGAAAACTCAAGACCGCCATCACCATCGTCACGCAGATACGCCACCGGCTCGCCCTGCTGCTGGAGAAGGGTGGCGAGTTCGGCTTCCAGTTCGCGGATGCGCTTCTGTGCGTCTAGGTAGAGCAGTTCAAAATCAACAATCGTTCCCATCATTCCTTCTCCTTAATCATTGCGTGGGTAGGTGTCTATTTCGCGTTAGGCGTCACAATCAGCGCCTTCGCCATGTCGAACGCAATCTGAAATTCAACTGATCCGCCAGCTACGCGCATCGCTTCAATAGCGCGCTTCAATTCGGCAATCCGGTCGCCTTCGTCGCGCAGTTGCTGTTTCAGCCGGTCAATTTCCTTGCGCTGCGGCTCCACGTCGGCCCGCAGTTCCGGGTCTGTCAGCGCCATGCTGGCCGGCACATCCCATAGCATGTTGCGCAGTTTTGTCCGGTGCGCGGTCGCGGCTTCAAGGTGGCTGCGCGTGCCGTCGCACTGCATGTTGCAATACTCTTCCGCGAAGTCATGCGCCACATCCATGCAGGCATCAACCCACGCTTTGTGCAGTTCTTCATCGTGATCCACAGGTCAATCTCCAAAATCGCCCAACCAGTAATTCGAGCCGACCGCTAAAGCGGCGGCTCAATATTTGCGTTCGTAGGGTAGGGCCATCACGCACCTCCCTGCGCCACGCTCAGCGCCACGGCCACTGGCCGCACCCAGATCGGC